GTGATTATCTTTTCCACGCCTTTATGTAGTGACAGTAACAGACCCAACTGCACCCGTTGCAAGCACACCTAACAAGTTTGGCTGGTCTGCGGTAGCTATCTTTACGAAACCGTCACGTTGAAACAAAGACCCTGTTTCCAAACCCTGATCACTATTAGGTAATGCAGTAAGCACCAAGGTAGTATTTCTACCTTCCCCAGGGTTTTGACTTTGGTCTAGGAAAACAGCAAATGCACGAATAACTTCGTTAAAGTACCCTTGATTGTATTCCGAAGGGGGTATCGGAAAAAATGGGCGGACTAAATTTCTAGACATTAACGCCTACCGTCAGGTCTAATCTCGACCCGAGGAGTACCTAACCTCCAAGCCGTTTTTTCCCCCGTACTTTCTACCTTTAAGTTAAACGATCTTCCCCGTAACCTCGTCCTAATTTCTTTTGTAAACTGTTCAACAGGGGCCGAAGAAGTCTTGCTCACGGAGTTCGCGTCTGTATTTAAATACTCGCCCCCTGGAAAGTTTCTCACGCCTAAAGTAAATGTGACGGCGGGGATAGGTGTTGTAGAGTTTCTAAACGTTATGTCCGGAATAATTCTAGATAGAAATGCAAACTGATCCCCGTCCCCTAAACTCATCTGGCTACTTTCAATGTGAGAGGATAACGGTGTTATGGGAGCCGTGCTTCCATCGTCAAAACCAATTTCATGGTTGTAAAGATAGTGGTCGGTACTTGCGGCTATAGGGGTGACATCAACCCCTCGGTCAATCCAGAAAGTACGATTGAGATTACCGAAGTACCATATCTTTTGCGCGTAATTAAAAATAACATACCTATCGTTTTCTATGCTGTTTGCAGAAGGGTAAAACCACCACACTTCTGAAAACGAGGTATTAGTCCCCGCGGTAACTTTTTCAATTTGGTCCTGATTAAAGTCTGAGAAAACGTAATCTCTAACGGTGCAAGGAAGTCGCTCCACCGCTCCTGAGTATACATAGAACTCATTTCTTCCCATCCAAAACACGCTGTCGTTAACAGCTACTGCACACATGGGGCTAGCAGTAGTAATGTTTTCAGATACAGTGTTAATTCCAAAGACAAACGGTGGCCCTAAAAACTGCATCGCATGAAGGGACACATCTGTGAAAACCAATATCTGTTGCCGTGTTTCAATCGCTAATATAATCTCGGAACCCGAACCAATGCGTAAGTCTCCAGCAGTGTTTGTTGTCTCGGCACCCCATTTGGTCAGACTTTCTTGGCTACTAAACCGAACAAGCAACGGGTCTTGTGTTCCAAGGTTCGTTTCAGGGTCACAACCAAAAGCTATAATGTGTCTATCCTTGTCAGAAACCATTATCTGTTTAGCTATAGTAGGCGTTCTATTTGCATTCAATATCCCTGAAAGCTCCACCGCTCGGCTATTCAACCCATCGGACTTTTTCCAATAGTAGATACCACCATCTCTAACATTTATTAATAAATCTTGGCCGAAGTTGTCATGGCTCCAAAGGCGAAGCGTAACGCCCTGAACGGTTAAGTCAGAGGTGGAACCCCATCCTCCACGACCCCATGTTCCTGCGCTCCACCCAGAGCCCAGTACGGTAGTGTCTAAACCAACGTTAATTTGGTACGCACCTACGGATGAACCGCCGCCGTTGTTGGTGTCGCTAGTGTTGGCGAACACCAGAGTGGGATTTAACCCCGAAGAAGTAGTTATACTTGAAATAGATGACGGTGTTCTAGCTTCAAATTGAAAAACTGTTGAAGAAACAATTTTTGTAACCTGATACTCTTGGTTAAGAACTGCGGGAATAATAACCCCACCGAGAGATGCCGCCCCCGAAAAAGTAACAAAATCATCTACCAGTGCGCCGTGTCCATCCGCGTCTGTAACAGACAATGTGGCGCAAGTAACCGGAGCATTGTTTGAGTGTGATGCAGCGGTAGTGCCGTTAACACCGCGAGTGCAGCTTGTTAACGTTGCGCTGGTAATACCTACATACCGTATTTGTTCTGTACCTATTAGAATAAGACCGCCACCTGTTGGAAAACCTGCGGCGCTATCTAAAACGATAGATTGTATTGAAGCGTTAATATTGCCATCTAACGTATCGGCCCCGGCACCAAAGGTAACCGCGGAAGAGGCTACCCTTAAAGGAGTTATGTCTTGGTAAGCGCCACCTTCGTTAATAAAATATTTAAGTGACGTACCTACACCAATGAACTTTTCGCCTGACAAAGTCACCCAAGGGTGCAACGCACGGCAAGTACCCAAGAAATTATAGATAGACTGACGTACCCACCCGCCTATCTTTTCAGGGTAGCCCATGCGAAACCGAACTTTATCGCCATCAAACCATCCACCCTCATTACTATACGAAGTGGTTTCACGGTTTATTCCGGGTTTGAACTGTAGTTTAGTTAAAGCCATGACCTACCTTTTATTCAAACCGTTTATATTATGCCTCAGTTGCCTTCAGGATCGAGCGGAACAAAATTTTGGTCTGGCAGCAACGTAGGGTAATTTGAATTATTAGGAAAATCCCTTAAAGATTGCCGAAATGTAGCCCACTCTGTGGTTATAGTAGGTGTATCACTTAAAGCCATAAAGTCACTTTCGCACAGCTTTAAATTGCGCCATTTTTTAAAAGACACATCCAAGTCATAACCTGAGTTTTCAGACTCGTTATAAATATAAAAAGCAGGTAGTGTTTCTGGTACATACATTATATTTAAACCTTTATTTATTATTTTCAGTTACCATGACTTTTGTAGCCGATATTGCATATCCAACTGCCCGTCTGCCAGTAGCTGAAGAAGTTTTTATTACGCCACCAACGGGAAGTCCACTAAAGCCCTCAACAACACTTCCAAACATTCCGATTGATGCTGTCGCGCCATTACTGACTGTGCTGCCACTATCGTGGATGCCAATTGGTACAGTTCCAGAGCCGATATCACCTGCTAAGAAAACACCTTTTACCAAAGGATTGAGGGTAAAAGCGGTAGACGCGGGGTTACCGGCCCAGCCGAACAAGAAAAACGCATCTCTCTCATCATCATACGACCCATGCCCATTTATCATTTGTGAGTCGATTTCGGTTGAGTTAACTGACTGTTGATATTCAGCTTGTCGGAGATATCCTAAATTTGCGTTATCCCCAGTGTATACAAACTCAGAATAATATACCTTTTTAAGCCCCGAATTTGTGACGTTATAATTTACTCCCGGCTGCTGAGTCCAACCCTGATAAAACCCTAATCCAGATTCTCTATACGCCTTAAATCCAGAGAAAATTCTCCAATCAGCTACTGAAGTTCCGCCGCCAACGGCAATTCCAGTTTTCGGGTCTACTTCTTTTAGTTGAGTAAAATCATTGCCCGTACCCCCAGTTAATGTGGTGCTGCCAATTGTAAATCTATAGACCCATTTATTAGGGCCATATTGTAAAACGGCATAAATATGCGTATTGTCAACTGTCTGCATCGTGGCGTTAGAGAGGCCTTCAGCGACTACAATGCCAGCAGTGGCGAAGTTAATTTTATCATCGTTGCTAATTTGAGCTATTGTGGTTGACCCAGAACCCTGCGTAAACATATGCATATAGCACCCAGCACCGCCAGCATTTAGTAACGACACCCATTGATTTGTTGGGATGTGGTAGTGAAAAGTCCCTTCAAACTGATATCCAGCCCAACCAGTTCCCGCACTAGCCCCGCCGCCCGTCAATGGAACAAAGCCACCAACGGCAAGAGTGCCATTTGCCGCTACAGTAAAGCCAACAACGTGGGTTCCAACGTAGCCGCTTTCATTTGCATTGCAATATGAGCCGTGCAAAAGACCTTTAATGTTACTGCCGTCAGGTGTGAAGTAAAAGCTGCCACCAGCACCGGGCAGACCGCCCCCATAGTTACCACCAGAGTAATAGCCTTGTATTCTTTGGGAGCTATTTTCACCGCCAATGGATACTTGGTTTGAAAGCGTAAATGTTTTGTTTGCAGCGCCAGCATTGCCCGAAAGTGTACCTATAGCCATTCGCAAATAGTGGCTGGTTGAGCTACTCTTGTATGTATACAAGATAATAAATTTATTAATAGTGGAAGAATATTGCATCTCCACAGTACATGGAGAGCGATAGGTGCTTGATCCAAATAAGTTGTTGTTATTTGAGCCAGACGTAATACTTCCGTCAGCGTTTATTTGACTAACAACACATACAGCGTTATTTACTCCGCTTGCCCAGCCACCCTTCAAGTAGATCGACACGTGAACATTATCCACTGTGCTATAAGCATTAGTTGAGAAAGAATAACCATCGTCGTTGGATGGCGGGTTCATCGCGGGTGTTACGCCTGTGCTGCCAACATTAGCTCTCGTAGTATACTTAGTGGATACTGCTGCTGAAGCCTTTCCATCAGCTTTTAAAAATACGGCTTGTCTAGCTGTGATGCTTCCGTCAGCGACATAATTTTGCCGACTGTCTGATCCAGAAACAGTAGCCCACGCAGCGTCTGTCCCGTTAGACTGAAGCAGGGTATTTGCTCCGCCAATAGAAAGAGGCGCAAACACGCCAGAACTGTTGCCAACCTTTATAGAGCCTCTGGTGAGGTTATCTACAACAGAACCCGCAACTGAAATTCCTGTCGCGGTTGTTGACATTTTTAAAGTACCATTATGGAATAGGTCTACATCCCCATCATCGGTAAACTCAGCTAACGACTCTCCAGAGCCTAGTATCCGTACCGAGGACCCTACTTCAGAAGTAAATAAGTCTAAATGCCCCGCGGTAGCGCCAACCTTCATATCAGTGCCGTCGAAAGATACCGACGCATCGCTACCTGTTCCAAAGACAGCTTTGGTATTATCCGTAAATATTAAACTATCGGCGCTGCTGTCCCACGTAGCATTTCTAGCCGCAGTATCTCCGTACAGTGTAACGTCATAACCTTGGTCGTTGGCTCCAACGGTGAGAGTAGAGTCTAGCTGTACTGCGCCATCAATATCTACCGCGTCAAGATTAGTTACGCCGTCAACATCAATATTTCCTGTTATTGTAGCATTGCCACCAACGGTCGCGTTAGTATCTACAGCTAAGTTAGCAACACCCAAAGTGCCAATCTCGGCCATAGCTGCGCTAGAACCTGCGCCATCAGAGTACACGATCTTGGTTTGACCCGTTTTAATTGTTACGTTAGCCCCAGAGCCTTGCGAAATAATAATGCTTTGAGAGCCACTTGTGCCGTTTTCAATGTACCATGTCTTACTAATAGAATTAGGCGCGATTGTAATAGTACAGGCGCTGTCTAGCGTTCCTGTATACTTTAAATACAGAGAACGTCCGGGATCGGATGCTCCATCTGCAATTGTAGTGGTGTGTGTATCAGCGTTAGTGGTAATGCCTTCAGTCCCAAAACTGAGGGCTTCTGATATTAGTTCTAGGTTTGTATTGGTTGTAGCGCCCCATGTACCAGACTGTTCGCCGTCACCAATCTCTTCTAACCGAAGATCGTTTCCATATGTACTAGCCATGTGAGTTTCCTAAACTAGATGAGTTGTTAAATTTATACCGCGCTTGCCGTTAAGACGCAATCTTTTTTGGGGATAGTGCATGTTAAGCAAAAATAGGTATCCAATTTGGGTTGCTATCAGGCACTATTTTACTCCAGACAAACGTACTCCCTATTACTCCGGTAGCAGACAGACCTGTCACAGCAAATGCTTGATTAACACTAACAGTGC